TGTACATTTTCATAAAATAGATATTACTGCTATAGATTCAGAATCTGCAGATGCATTAAATGTTTCAGGAGGATCTATTAAAGGTAATCTAAAAACAATATTTGGTTAAGAGACTATAGGTTTCAGCATAAAAGTTGATATTTATAATAGAATAATAAACAGGAAGAAGATTTTGGCAAGAACAAATTTATTATGTACATTCGCTCATAGAAAGGATTTAAATCTCATAGTCGATTATGTTAAAAAAAGTTACACAATCGTAGAGAAAAAAATCTTTGTGTTTAATGATGCAGATAAGCCAAATGATGTTTATGTTACATACAATGTAGATCCTAAAGAAGATTACAAAAAAACACCTAATACAATTTTAATTCATAGAAAGAAAGATACAAATACATTGTATACAGTTAATGCATTAAATGAAATTATTAAAACAGTTAATAATGGAGTTCTAGATAAAACATTTATTATTGCATGGGAAAATTATAAAAATAGTTTACTCTTAACTAATAATGAAGGATACCGTAGAATAGTATTAGAGTTATATAAAAGATTTGATGTATAATGGGATATTCAGAACACTATAAAAAAGAACAAAAAAAAATGAATTTAGGTAAAAAATACAAACAATTGTTTGAAGGTAAAACAAGAAGCAATGATGCTACTTTAATAAAAGAAAATGCAAACCCAAAAGTTCAAGCTGTATATAATTCAATTTACGACTATAGTGATGAAAATTCATTAGAAATATTAAATCAGTATATTGAAGATACAGGTTTAGAAAAAGAATATGATAAATATTTAGATGGTACAAAGCTTTCAAGTACTGAAGAAAATGCTTTAATAACTACAATGCAAGATGCACTTGGAGAATTTGAATAAAAAATTAGGATATATGAAATATTTTCATTATATTTATATTAAATAAAAAGGATTAGAGTTTAGCCATAATTAAACTCAAAATTAAAAAATAAAAAATAAAAACTTTTTTACAACTTTTTTGATAAATCATTAGGATTACTGAAATAAAGTTGTTATATTAATTATTAATTATTAACCATTAAAAAAAAGGAATAAAAAAATGGCAATTAACTTAGACGCGATTAAGGCAAAGCTTAATCAATTACAAACGACGAATAATAGAACGTCAAACTTATGGAAGCCTGAACCAGGCAAACAAATAATCAGAATCGTACCTTATCAGCACAACAAAGACAATCCATTCAATGAATTGTACTTTCACTATGACTTAGGTAAGAAAAACTTTTTATCACCAGTAACTCATGGTAGACCAGATCCAGTTGTTGAATTTTCTGAAAAATTAAAATCTTCTGGTAATTCAGACGAATGGAAATTAGGTAAGAAAATGGAACCTAAAATGAGAACTTATGTTCCTGTATTAGTTAGAGGAAAAGAATCAGAAGGTGTTAAATTTTGGGGATTTGGTAAACTAGTTTATCAAGAACTTTTAGGAGTAATAGCTGATCCAGATTATGGTGACATTACAGATCCAATGAATGGTAGAGATATCTTAGTTGAATTTACACCAGCAGAAGGTCCAGGACAATTTCCTAAAACAGCAATTAGAGTAAAGCCTAATGTTACAGCTTTAACTGAAGACAAAAATGTTGCAGAAGCTTGTGCAAAGAATCAACCTAATCTTAAAGATATTTTTAAAGAGCCATCATATGATGAATTAAAAGAAGCTTTAGCAAATTGGTTGAATCCAGATGGAGATGATGCAACTACAGATCCTGCATCTACACCAGCAGAACCAGTAGCAAAGAAAGAAGATGCAGTTAAAGAAGGTGTTAACAAAGTAGATGATGTTTCAGCAGCATTTGATGATTTGTTTAATGAATAAAATTAAAGGTTATATATGGCAAAGAAAAGTAAAGCACAACAAGCAGACGAGCTAGCAACAGCTTTAGGAGAAAGTATTAGAGAAGGACTTAACAAGAAATTTAAAAATACTAACTATAAAGTTGCATATTTCCTAGACGGAGATACAGATTCACCTAGTGAAGTAGGTGGTTGGGTAGGTACAGGCTCTTCTATGCTAGATTTAGCAATCTCAAATAGACAAAATGGAGGTTTTCCAGTTGGCAGAATAACTGAGATAACAGGATTAGAAGCTTCAGGTAAATCATTATTGGCAGCTCATGCTTTAGCAGATACGCAAAAGCAAGGTGGGTTAGCCGTTTATATTGATACAGAAAATGCAGTTAGTAGAGAGTTTCTCGAAGCAATTGGATTAGACCTGGAAAAAATGCTCTATGTTCCATTAGATGCTATTGAAGATATCTTTGAAGCAATTGAAAGTATTATTGAATCAGTTAGAAAATCTAACAAAGACCGATTGGTAACAATTGTCGTTGATTCAGTAATGGGTGCTTCAACAAAGATTGAGCAAGCAGCAGATTATGATAAAGATGGTTGGGCAACGTCCAAAGCTATCATATTATCAAAAGGTATGCGTAAGATTACAAATCTTATTGGTAGACAACGAATTGCCTTATTGTTTACTAATCAGCTTCGTTCAAGACTAGGTGTAGCATTTGGTGATCCTTGGACAACAAGTGGTGGAAAAGCAATTCCATTTCACTCATCAGTACGGTTACGATTGAAATCAGTAGGGCAAATCAAAGTCAAAAAAGATGGCGTTGATCAAACTGTTGGTATCAAAACTAGATGCCAAGTTATTAAAAATAGAATGGGTCCACCTTTAAAGACTATCGATTATGATATTTACTTTGAAAGTGGAATAGATAATTTTGGTGGCTGGTTAAATGTTATGAAACAACATAAATTGGTGAGTACAGCAGGTGCGTGGTATACATATACAAAAGCAGATGGTACAGATGTAAAATTCTTATCAAAAGACTTTCAAGGTAAACTTGAAGCTGATCCGGAATTGAAGGATGAGATATACAATGCTATTTGTAATGCGTATATATTAACATACAAACCTGGTGACAATATTGGAATAGATGATGTTGAAATAGATGAAGAATTCGTGAATGAAGAATCATAAGCAACTTCAAAAGTTTTTCCAAGATGTTGTTAGGGAACATCAAGAAGGTAGACCATCGGATATTAATAGTAAGATATTAATACTCGATGGTCTTAATACCTTTATTAGAGTATTCTCCGCAGTTCCTGCATTAAATGATGATGGAGATCATATTGGTGGTGTTACAGGATTTTTAAGATCATTAGCTGCAAATATTCGTTTATTAAAGCCGACAAGAGTAATTGTTTGTTTTGATGGTAAAGGTGGATCTAAACGTAGAAAAAAGATTTATCCAGATTATAAAGCAAATAGAGCTGTAAAAACAGCATTTAACAGATATAAAGAATTTGCAACACAAGAAGATGAGTCAGATTCCATGAAAAAACAATTTGGTAGATTAGTTGAATATTTAAATTGTTTACCAATTACAATGTTAGCGGTTGATAATATTGAGGCTGATGATGCGATAGCATATATTGCAAACGAAGTATATACAGAACCAAATCAAAAAGTACAAATTGTATCTACAGATAGAGATTTTTTACAATTAGTAAATGATAGGATATCTGTTTGGAGTCCAATCAAAAAGAAAATGTACAATCCAAGATTAATGCAAGAAGAATTTGGAATTAACGCTTCAAATTATTTATTATATAGAACATTCCTAGGTGATAAGTCAGATAATATTCCTGGAGTTAAAGGAGTTGCATTAAAATCATTGAAGAAATTTTTTCCAATGATTACAGAAAATAGACATGTACCAATACATGAAATTATAAATCATGCAAAAGATGGAGCAGATGAAGGTCGCTACAAAATCTATAAGTCCGTAGTAGAATCAGAGGACCAGGTTGACTTGAACCATTCTCTTATGCAACTCAAAGAGGTTGATATTGCCGGTTCTATAAAGATGATGATACATGATAAGGTTACAGGAACAGTAGATAAGTTAAATACATTCCAATTTAAAAAGATGTTTATGCAAGATAAAATGTATACAGTCATTAAAGATTTAGATACTTGGCTTGCAACATCATTTAATACTCTTAACGCGTATATTCAAATGCGAAAAGATTAGGATTTTAGAAAAAAAATTATTATATTAAAGTATGACAGATAGATTAAGTTCGTACGGATACGCATTTCAGATAAAGGTAATTACAGCATTACTAGTAGATAAATCATTCCTACAACAAATTTCAGATATTATGGTCTCAGGTTATTTTGAATCTGATGCCAATGCCTGGATTATAGATACAATTTTAGAATACTTTAAAGAATATAAATCATCTCCTACATTGGAAGTGATGAAAGTTAAACTTGAAAAAGTTGACCATGATGTACTAAAAGAACAAGTAGTTGCACATCTTAAGGATGCATGGAAATATACAGAATCACCTGATTTAGAATATATCAAAGATCAGGCAATGGATTTTTGTAAAAACCAAGAAATTAAAAAAGCTATTTTAGGATCTGTAGAATTATTAAAGAATGGTGACTATGATGGGATCAAAGCAAAAGTTGATGAAGCTTTAAAAGCTGGAGCGGATAAAGATATTGGACATGATTATATGACAAGTATAGATGAACGATATACAGATGCAGTTAGAGATGTACAACCTACTCCATGGGAAGTTATAAATGAACTAACAGATGGTGGTTTAGGTAAAGGTGAACTTGGTGTAATGGTTGCTCCTGCAGGAATTGGTAAATCATGGGCATTAATGAATGTCGGAGCAGATGCGGTCAAGAAAGGCAAAACAGTATTACATTATACATTAGAGTTGAATGAAGCATATGTTGGATTAAGATATGATTCAGTTATAACAGGTATTGCCAATCAAAAT